GAGAGGCCCAGGCCTCCACATTCTCTGGTTCGACGAGGCGGCATTTCTCCCGAGTGAGGACGCGTTTCTCACGGTGTATCCCGCCTTGGCGGATACGAAGGGGTCGCTCATTACGACCACTACTCCCAACTCCAAGAATTGGTACCACGAGAAATGGTGGGCCGAGGGTATGGACGACCCCGACACGGGGTCGGTGGAGTACTGGTCGCTCGACAACCCTCACTTCTCTGCGGAGGAGTGGAAGCGTTACGAGAAGTGGTATCACCCGCTCTACTTTGAGCAGGAGTTCAAGGCGTCGTTTGACGCGATGGTTGGGCTTGACCTGCACGGTGAGTGGTTGCAGTACCACACGCTCGATGAGATGGAAGCCGATAACCTCTGGCATCCGCTCACTCGGCGCTATAAGGGTATGTCCACCTACCTCGGCATCGATCCGGCGATTAGTACGACGGAGGCTGCCGACCACTTTGCAATGGCCCTTATCGGAGTAGCCGATACGGGTCGCGTGTACCTGCTGGAGACGATGAAGACGAAGATTGATTTCGCTGATCAGCTCCAGCTCATCCATCAGTGGCACATGAAGTTCGCGCCTACGCTTATCGGCATTGAGTCGAATGCGTTTCAGGCGGTCCTTTCCCAGCAGGCTCAGCGCCTGGCGGGGATGCCTCCGATCGTTCCGATTCTCAACGCGGGACGGAAGAACGATCGGATCATGCAGATGTCTCCACTGTTCAAGATCGGCAAGGCAACATTGCTTGAGAGTCATCGCGACTTTCAGCATGAGTGGATCAACTTCGAGTATGCGAACCGGCATAACGAAGACGACCTGTTGGACGCGACAGAGATTGCGCTGCAGACGGCTGGATCGCTTCACGCGGTCGGCGACCGTTCATGGAATAGTCCCATTCTGACTCCTTCGGAGGAGGATTGGGGCAAGATCGGTACGCCGGAGCATGAGGAGTTGTTTAGTCAGACGACAGCGGCGGTTGATGAAGAGTTCGGCGACGACTGGTAGGAGGTACCGAATGACTGACGGATTGGCAGAAGTACCTGAGTACGTTCATGAGGCCCTTGCGGCTCGGCATAAGGCGGAGGCTGCGAAGTCTTCCGCTGAGGCGCGGCTGAATGTCGCGGCTGCTAAGATTACGGAGATCGATCTGGCGCAGCGCGCCCGTATCGAGCACGATATGTTGACGGCGGATGCCTACCATGGTGTATACCGCTTCAGTGACGTGGTTGGCGATAGTAGCGTCAACAAGTGCATCGAGCAGCTCGAGACGTGGAACAGGCAGAACGACTTGGAGGATACGGAAATCATTTTCTACTCTCCCGGTGGGAGTATCCTATCGGGGTTTGCGCTCTGGGATTATTTGCGAACGTACAAGAAGAACCATAAATTGACTACGACGGCGCGCGGCTATGCCGCCTCAATGGCCGGTATCCTGCTTCAGGCGGGACATCACCGGCAGATGGGGTCGGAGAGCTGGATCCTTATTCATGAGGGCAGCATGGGTATCGGTGGTAGTGTTGGCGAGGTTGAGGATCAGGTTGAGTGGAGTAAGAAGCTTCGCGATCGCCTGGCCGACATCCTGGCTGATCGCAGTACGCTGAATGCGAGACAGATTAAGGCGAAGTGGAAGCGCAAGGACTGGTGGGTCGGCAGCGACGAGGCCCTCGAACTCGGCTTTGTGGATGAGATCGTATGATCGTTATTGATCCGCGAGAGATGATTAGACCTAACTTGTGTCTGGTGTGCGAGATGACGCCTGACCCGGGTTCCGACGTTGTGGACACGCTCCGCGACCTGAGCATAGGAGGCGTACCATCGAACGACGCGACAGAGGCCATGGATTTGCAGACCCATTTGAGCGGACGAAAGTACGTGTGCAGCGGGTGCATCCACGATCTAGCGAAAACGCTCGGATGGGTGACCCCGGAAGACGTAACTACGTTAGTGTTGACGCTCGGCGCGGTCGAAGAGGAATTAGCCACTATCAAGCGCCATACCGAACCGGCCGTCTTGCTGGCTCAGGCTCTCCTGAGAGCTTCGGCCGAATACTCCGAGAGTACTGTGAGCGCTTCATCAGGCGCCGCAGCGGAACTACTTGGGACGCTGGGCATTGAGATTGAGGGAGATGACGGCGACGATGGAGCTGACGGCGCGTTTTGAGCGAGAGCTAGAGCGACAGGCCGGGCAGTTCACAGCCGAGATTGAGCGTCTCGTGGAGTCGCACGAGCGCTCGAGCGCCGCGCAGCAGGCGATGATTGATACGCTGCATAAGATTCTGAACCCCACGGTGACAGCGAATCCTCCCGAGATGGCTCTCGGCGAGGAGGCGGAGCACTTGGCGTTCGCGATCGACTCGAAGACGGCTGATCCCGGCTTGGCATCCGCCATGCAGGAGCTTGGTCTTTTTCCTGATATGACAATCGAACCTGCAACAGACTAGGAGGATGCCCATGGCTACAGACCCCGGAAGCGCGGGGACTGCCTCAGGCCGTGGTCCAGCAGCGAATCTGAAGTCCGGAACTCAGTTGACAGCGCACTTTGAGTCTCTTATTCGCGATCGCTCGCAGCTCGAGCAGTCGTGGCGACTCAATCAGGCGTTCTTTAGCGGTGACCAGTACAGCTATTACAGTAAGGTCACCGGTAGCTTGGATAAGCTACCGACCGAAGATCATGAGAAGCCGAACTACAGGGTACGTGTGACGTCGAATCAGATGGCACCGCTGGCCCATAACCTCCTTGCGAAGCTACAGAAGACTAAGCCGCAGTTCGGGGCCACGCCAGGATCCGCTCAAGAGCGGGATGTGCGTGCCGCCGAGCTTGCGGAGAAGTTGTCGCGGTATTGGTACCAGTCCCTCGGACTGACTGTCAAGGCCCAGGAGGCGCAGCTTAACGCGATCAACACTGGACAAGGCTATTTGCACATCCAGTGGGATCCATTCGCGGGCAAGGTGTTCACCTTTACTCTCGACCCGGACGGTCAACCGATCTTGGATGACGAGTTGGTGGACGTGTATCGCGCGCAGATCGAGCAGGATCCGGAGGCGCAGGAGGCGGGGATCACGGGACCGGAGACGAAGGACATTCCCCTCGGGGAGTTGCTCGTCGATAGTGTTAGTCCGTTCGATATTATCCCTGACCCGAACTGTAAGAACGAAGATTTTTCAGACGCGGAGTACTGCTTTGTCGTCAGTCGGCTGTCGCCGGAGAGCATCCAGGCGAAGTTCCGACTGCCCACGCCGCCCACGCCAGATAGCACGATGGGTGGGGAGAGCGCGAGCATCCCGTTCGTGATGCGCGCCGAGGGAGCGGGTAAGACGAGTAAGCGAATAGTTACGGGCTACTTCCCGCCGACCGCACAGAACCCTGAGGGACGCTATGTCATCTTCATGCCGGGCCATGACGCCCCGCTGTTCGATGCCCCCTGGCCGTTCACAAAGACTCGAGAGATCCCGGTAGTTAAGTTTCCTGGGATGCTCCACCCTGGTTCCTTCTATGATGACTGTCACGCGACGATTGCGCGGCCGATCCAGAAGGAGCTGAATAAGACGCTGAGTCAGATTGTGGCCTCGCGTAACCTGACGCTCAACCCGATGCTTCTTGCTCCTGCTGGCGCGCTCACGCGCCGCAGGGTGCAGATGTCCCCGGGTGGGGTGCTCACGTACAATACCATCGCGGGCAATAAGCCCGAATGGATGCAGCCCCCGCAGCTCCCGAACTACGTGTTCGAGCTGTTGCGCGAGATCCAGTCACGGCTGGAGGACGCGTACTCCCTTAAGGAGGTGGATATGGGCACGGTGCCACCGAACGTGGAAGCCGCCGTCGCCATAGACCTCCTACAGGAGCAGGCGTCTGATCGTATTGCCCCGATGCAGGAGCGGTACGAGTTGGCGTTGGGCCGGATGGGACGCATCATGTTCTCGTTCGCGCAGCAGTTTTACGAGGAGCCTAGGCTCATTAAGATCGCTGGTACGAACGGATCGCAGATCGAGCGCTTCGGACAGTCTGATCTGCAGGGGCAGGTCGACATCTATGTGGAGGCC